GGAAGAGACAACAACATCATACGCACCAGGGATGATCTTGATGTTTTCAACTTTGAAGTTGAAGCAGAACTCCTTATCAGTCTCACCAACAACGATTGCATACTCGTTGGAGGTGTCGTTCTTCTTGTCGCGAACAACCAGTTTGATAACACCTGCCTCACCGATAGCAGAGAAGTCAGGCAGTTGATACACTGCTGCTGCCTTCAGGAGTTTCTCCAGAGAGGTGGTGTCCAGTTGGAAGGTAACATCCTCAGAAGGAAGGGTAATCTCTTTCTCAGGAGGAGAGATGATGACGTTGGGGTCAGCATAGAAATACTTGACGCGACGCTTACCTTCACGGATGCTGAGATAAGAAGTCTCAGTGAAGTCCAGGTCAGGGTCTTGGTGCAAACTCAGACCATTCAGAAACTGGTTCAGGTCATAGACAGCAAAGTCCCGTGGGAAGTCTTCCTTGATTTCTGCCTCAGCAAGAATGTTCTTAGCAACAGAGATAGTGCGGAGCTTAGTGCCTTGCTTCACCAAGATAGAATTGTTGATACCAGCAAAGTTCTTGAGGATGGTGAGGGTGTTATCAGACAGTTTCATTTTTTGTTCTTTGAGTTTCATGATCATTGATTGTAAGTTTCACGTGTTGCATTCTTATCATTGAAATGCAGAAGAAGAACTGCATAATGCAGAATTTTGATAATGTCCCGACGAGCGGTGCCTTTCTTGTCATAGCGAGAGGCATACTTAAGGATGTTGCTGCGACAAAACGCCTCACCATCACCACACGCTTCAATCAAGTCAAGCGTTTGGATTTTATCATCACCAGCAGAATAATGCTGGTTATATGTGCCAGCAATGTAATCTGACAATTCTTTGAGGATTGCCTCCTCGTTGTATTTGTATCGTTTCGATTCTGTCATATTAAGGTTGAAGAGGTTTTCTTCCATCGATGCGTCGTAGAATAAGGACCAAGAGTTAATAGTCATATTATATCACTCCTCAGTGGGTTTGGCAACTTCAGGCATCTCAAAATCAACATCAACCTTGTCATACAGTTCAAGGAATGCCTGCTTGGTTTCATCATCGAAACGATTGATGCAGACTTGAATTGCTTTTGCCTTGTCACCAAAGATTTTGAAGGCACGAACGATGTGAACCAGACGACGGGTGCTGATGATTTCCTCAATACCACCATCATAGAAGGTCTTACGGATGATGTCTGCCCAGTCTACCAGGCGACCACAGAAGTCCTTGTCGTAGCACAGTTTGGTCAGGATAGACTTCTCTTGTGCGGGAGTGGGATACTCTTGCTCAAAGGTGACAGGGAACCTTTCCAAGAAGGCTTCGTTGAGCACATTAGTACCAATGAATCGTCCATCGTCGGAACCTTTACCCTTGGTATTTGCTGTTGCGAAGATCTGGAAACCATCCTTGGGTGCAACATACTTGCCAATTTTCTTGAGGAAAACCCCTTTGCCTTCGAGGATGGACTGAAGACATAGGATCTTGTTGGAGGCAAGATCGATTTCGTCAAGAAGCAATACTGCTCCCCGTTGGAGGGCTTCAATAACGGGTCCATTGTGCCAGACGGTTTCTCCATTAACAAGACGGAAACCGCCAATAAGATCGTCTTCATCAGTCTCGATTGTAATGTTTACGCGAATCAGTTCTCGCTTTGTTTGAGCACACGCTTGCTCCACTGAGAAAGTCTTACCATTGCCGGAGAGTCCCGTAATGAAGACAGGGTAGAATAGACCGGATTCAATAACTTTTTTAATATCACCGAAGTTACCAAACTTGACGAAGTTATCATCTTTTGCGGGAATAAGGTTTTGTGCGATTGCTGGTACGGCAGCAGGTGCATTGTAAGTCTCTTCTAGTTCTTCTACTGTCTCGGTAGATACCTCAAAGTTCCACTTACCACGTCCAGTCTTGTATTGTTCAATCTTCTTAGTAACAGTCTGATAGTTCGCGTCATTCATAGCGCACCACCCACGAATCTCAGCACTGGTGACTGCTTCACCATAGAGTGCTTGGAGAGAGGTGACGATGTAATCGGGGGACATGTGTTTGTCTTAACTGAACATATTATATAACAGAAAAGGCACCCGTAGGTGCCTTGTAGACGGTTATGTGGTTGTCACACTACCAGGTCCATGAACTCATTAAGAATCTTTTTGTTCATCTTTTTGGACTTCAGACTGTTGACAAATGCTCGTTTGATTTGAGACTTGGTTGCATCATCATCAACATCAAAATCAGAGTCACTGGACATAGCACTGGAGGAAATACCAAAGTAGCGATGATAAGGACTGGTCTTGATTGCGAACGCACGCTCTTTCTTCCAGACTTTTTGAAGTTTAACCCAATCATCAACACCAGAATAACGACGAATGAATGAGTTAGCGTCGCGGGGAGCAAGAACACGAATACCAATGAAGTTTACATCAGTAAACTTATCACGCAAATCCCTCAAAAGAACATCAGTGATATTCAACCAGTGACCAGTAAAACGATAGGTCATACCCGTCTGACGGTCACGCAGATAGCACCAGTCACCAAGTTGTCCATAACCCAAGTATGGTTCTGTATCAGGTTGACGGCGAACTTCCTTATGACGCTTTAGGGGATGTGCTTCACCGTCAGTGAGGATGATGCACTGAACCTTTTGCAGTTTGTTCTCTTGTTTGAATTGTGGAATGATCTGATGCAGAGCCACCAGAGATTCATTCAGAGGTGTGCCAGACAGTCCCATACCAACAGGAATCTGATAGGGAACATAGAAACTACGGGAGTAATAGTGTGCAATACGGAAGATACTACGCATCTGAAACTCAAGAGTCTTGGCGTTTGTCTTACTAGTGAATATATTCATCAGAGAGAACCACTCTGGAATAGAAATCAGACCATCTTTCTTTTCATAAGAATGTGGACGAAATTTGCCATCTTTGAAAATGGGATACTCGTTTGTGAAAGCATAAACCTCAAAAGGAATGTTGACCTTCTTACAGAACCACAACAGGTTGAACATCTGCTTACAGGTATCTAACAAAACATCAGTCATAGAACCAGACCAGTCAAGGATAAACACCAAGCCGTGGTTCTTACCGTCAGGGATGATGGTGACTTTCTTAAACAGGTCTTCGTTGTACTTGTAGGTGTGAAGTTTAGATGTGCTCAGAACACCGGTGCGAGCAGTAGAAGAACGTGAATATGCATCCGCAGTCTTACGGCACTCAAACTCTTTCACAAGATAGTTGACTTCTTTCTGTGCTTGCTTCTTGAACTTTGCAAACTCTGCATCAACTTTTTCGAAATAGTCTGGGCTCTGATCACTCCAAACACGCTCATATTCCTGATTGATCCAATCGTTAGTGATAATAATATTTTTCAGATTGACCTTAGGCAATTCAAGGTAAGCATTCTCAGAACCAAAGTTTTGAACCAAGTCTTTTAGTGCTTCTTCCAGAGAGTCGGCAGTCTTGGTTTCTGGTTCATCAGACTCTACTTCAATTTCATCAGAGTCGCCAGAGTTATTCTTGATTTCTTGAGTCTTATCTTCATCACTACCAGTTTCACCACCAGCCTGTGGTTCATTACCATCAACGTGAGATTTTACTTCTTCTTCCTCTTCCTCTTCTTTTTCTTCTTTCTTGTCTTCCAGTGCCTGTTTACAATACTTGTACAGTGCTTCTGCTGCTTCAAGAACTTCAGTAAAAGTATCGGCAGTATCAATCATACCAATGATTGTCTTCTCATCCTGAGAGAACTTAACAGGAAGGAAACTACCAACTTTAAAATATAGATTTGCGCGGTCGGCAAGACTCATTTCATCAACATCTACATCCTTGATGTCGAAGAAATCATCTGCCATAAGTTCCTTGTATCCAGTATAGAAAGTCTTGGAGATACCAGGATACCGACGCTTCATCATCTTCTCAATGCGAGCGTCTTCTACAATGTTCACAAACTGAGGAGGAACCTTGACTTGCTTGGTCCAGTTCTCATCAGGAGTAAAAAGGGCATGACCTACTTCATGCCCTACAAGCATATCATAAACTTCGTTGCTTGCTTTCTCCCACCTAGGCAGGGTAAGGACCCTTGTATGGACGTTAAAGCAGGCAGTCTCAACGTTTTTGCTCTCTACTACCAAGTCCTCTGTAGCAAGCAGTTTAGCAAGTGTCGATTTTATCTCGTGTGAAATCATCGAAGTTTGTTCGTATGGACTCATAATACGACGAAACCCGCCTTATAGACGGGTTCATGTGACGCTTTTTCAATTGGCGGAGTGCCTCTCTACGGGATCTCATCGCCTGTGGTTTCAGGGTTCTTTTCTGTTCTTTCTTAGAGTGGTGTTGCCAGTTAGGAATTTTCATTTGGTTTTCCGAGAATACATTTGTAATCGTATTTCATGGCACCTAGTGCCCATGCATCGGTCAAACTTTTTGGTCCATTTTCTAAAAGATCAAGTTGTTTCTTAGTAAGGCGACTGAGTTTCAGTGCCTTGTATTCTTCCATCCAGGTCATAGCATACGTGAGAATCCTTTTACCTTATCAAACTTCAGGACACTTTCAAATTTGTCATGTAGTGAATCCTTGTGAGAGATAACAAAGATGTTAGCATCCTTTACCACATATCGAATAATCTTAAGGAATTCTTCTGTACCAAAGCCGTCAAGGGATGAGTCAAAGACTTCATCCATAATCAACAAGTTTGTATTTACAGAGTTCTTAACTCTAGCGACTTCTCTCCATGTAAAAAGTAATGCTAGGTCGATTCTCATTTTCTCACCTTCACTAAACGAACTATATGAGAAATGTTCGTGGATTGGGGACTCTACAGTTTCATTGAACTCTCCATCCAACTGAAAGTTAATGTAGAAGTCCATCAATTGAAGGTATCGATTGACTTGCTGATTTATGAACGGAAGATACTTCTTAATGATCTTCGTTTTTACTCCGTCAT